CGCAAAACCTTGAGTTTAAAACCCAGGGCAGGGACGTACTTCAGGCATGTCTCAACCGAATCAGCAACACTTTTCAGTGCGCCAATGAGGCCATCATCACCCTCGTGTTTGCTGAACCACGAACGCGGGGGGAGATGTCGGAGGACCGACCAAGTATTGAAGTGATTAATGATGCCGTTCAAGACCGAGGTCTGAGCGTCACCAGAGCACCGACCACCATCGGTTGTGTACCACAGACCCAACTGGTGTAAACCACGGGTGCGCAATAGAAAACCAAGGGCGACATGAAGAAGCTGGTGTTCGGACTTAGGGAACAGTAGCTCTATGAATCCTACCTCGATAAATTTGAGGTAATCCTGGGAGACTGTACGGTCAAATCTGCTATAATCAGTCTCAAAGAGTACGGGAAACTCGGTGAAGGGCTGCATGGTTCGGCGCTTGGCGAAGGGATCCAACCCCTTGACCAGGAACGGTGCAGCCCGGGCAGCTTTTTCGATCGCATATATATATGGGCCGATGATCGCAAGAAATTCTGGACGGCGCGGTGAGATGTTTCTAGGGTCCACCGCCGCAGTCCCGGCCTCGATCTTAATAAAAGCTTTAACAATGGCATGCTTGTGCTCCAGGTCCACATGGAGCACCCGCTGCCTCGCCTCCGACAACTCCCGTTGTTGTCGCGGGGGAAAACGGCTCAGCCATAGCCGAAAGTGGACGTCCTCCTGAGGGGATGGATTCACTTGGCTGACCCACTGGCTGGCTTCCTCCTGCAGATACATTCCTAACATCTGGGGGAGGGGCTTGAGGTCCGGGATTTGGTGTTTTGGGACCATTTCCCCGGGGGTTACGGGGATTTGCACGTCTTCTGCCGCTATTACGTACGCTCTTTGAAGCGGCGACATTCTTGTCCAGTCTTTTCCCCACGTTTTTCCGACCAGTGGTAGTGGACTTTGGGGTTTGGACATCTCCTTTAGGTACTCGAGGTTTATTTTTCCCCCCAGTCTGCGTGCTTCTGCGACCAGGGTTTCTAGTGGCAGTTCTGGGGGTAGGCACAGTGGGTGAAGAGGTGGAGGCCCCCGAGGGGCCAGGGACAGCGGCCGCAGTAGCGGGCTTGGGCTGTTCACCTCGGCACTTAGCAGCAAAGGCATGGAATTGGACTGGAGACCCATCGGCATGGCGACAGATTCCAGCACAAGGTTTGCGCTGCTGGCATGGTTGACCTGGCAAGTGCTTTCCGGCACAAGTAGGCTCTGTGCAGACTGCTGGTTTGGCAGTTGAAGGCTTGGGGACACGGGGCTTCCGTGCAGCTTGGGGCTTATGCTCCACGACGACCTCAGGAGGAGGGGGTGGGGGAGGGGTACCACATTCAACACTCGTGTTAGAAGTGAGGTTGCTGCATTGTTCAGAGTCCTGCCGGGGAACATCACTATTTGGCGGAGCAGGCCCGGCAACATCACCCTGCCCGCCAGATGGAAAGGGACGGGATGGTGACGTGTTCTCAATTGT